TCTATTCGCCCCGCTATCGCGTTTTTATTACCTGTCCGCACTCTCTACACTCCTTTTTCTTTCACGCATTCCTGCGGCTTTGATCGTTTCCGATAATCTCCCCTTCCACTTTTCCCTCCAGAATAAACCTCAAACACTAACACAAAAATGAATAACACACCACACACACCCGCCCCTTGGCAAGTTTCGCCATATGGCAACATCACCAGCAAATCATTGACAATCGCAAAGGTTCAGCAAATGCCGGGCAACTATGAATCCGAGCGCCCTGCTCTTCAACGCCACGGGCGTTTGATCCAAACCAGTATCCCAGCGAGCAAAGCGAAAGGAGAACGCATCAAATGAAAAATAGAATCGGAAACCTGAATATAGGAACGCGCTACACCACCTCAGTAGAGTGGGCGAACGGCGAGAAATCATTAACCCAATGGGTTAAGAAATCCAAGACGACCAGCACCAACCAATACGGAAACATATACAGGCACGACCGCAGGAAGTCCGTTGAAATTATTTTGAACGAACCTGCGGTTGAAGCTGACAATAAAATACACTAAAAAAACAAACATTAAACACACTAAAAATATGTCAAAAAAACAACTCATTGCACTAGCTGACGTCATCATTGCATCCACACCAAAAGACCGTTCCTCACAAGGGATATTTTCACGCTCCGCAATTCTGGAACTTGCGGATTTTTGCGCAAGTCAGAATCCAAACTTCATGCGCCAACGCTGGTTAGATTATATTGATAAAAAATGCGGAAAAAATGGCGGAAAAGTAAAATAAAACACTCAACAGAATAACATTATGCAAACACTCGAAAATATATACACATTCAACACCCGTAATTTCACAGTCAAAGTTGACGCAATGGAAGAGCCTCTCCCTGATTTTTCCTTCGATGAGACGGGAGAGACGCAAAGAATGATTGAAAGGGGGGACTGGCTTTGCTTTGCGGTCAAAGCTACTCTTTCCTTTCGCGGGATGAAAATCGCGGAGGACTACCTTGGAAACTGTATCCATGAAAACACACGGGATTTTCGCGATCATCTTGGAATCGCAAAACATAAAAATGTTGGCTCTTATTTTTCCCAAATGGTTTGCAATATCATTTCTGAAGGCAGAAACACACTGGCTCTTATCCCTAAAAACCTCAAACACTAACACAAAAATGAATAACACACTCCACACGACAATAATAAAATGAATAACACAAAAAACCTCTTCGTTACTCCTAACGAAAAACTACTCTGTATCAAGGGCACTGAACGCCTTTTCAGTGTTTGCCATAAAACCAGTGATTTTGCTACTGAAACAGTTGCGGAAAATATCGAAGAGAAAACCGCGCACTTATTCGCCGCCGCACCGGATTTACTTTTCGCATTGGATTTGCTTCTTAACAAGATAAATGCGGACGGATTGGAAATCAAACATATGATTGCCACGATAGAGAAAGCAGTGCTGGCATGAAAAATACATATGATAAAAATGGTGTGAATACATCAAACTCATTCAACACACCACCTAATTGGGAGAAAGTTAAACGCAATCGCAAGTTCGACCCTGTTAAGGCATCAGCGCCAATGATGCTAGAAGCACTCATGCAAATTTGCATACTTGCTTGCGACAAAAACGATTGCCGCGCAGAAATCATTGCAATATGTCACGCAGCAGTAACAAAGGCCACTGGTAGATAATCAGACACTCTGCCTCTTCTACGGAAGGGGTAGCAGTCTGGCAATCATGCCGGAAAATGACAGAAAATGACAGAAACAAACACAAAACACACATGAAAAACACAATCACATTTGAAGGTCAAAGGACATATGTATCATCAGACGGAAATGTTGAGCGATATGATTTCATCGTCACATCAACTCAGAAAATCACGCAATCCGGCGCAAGATCGGTTGGCGAGATACATGGAATGGGAGGCCAAGACTTCTCGTGTAAATACGAGCACGATGGCGATATCCATGTTTATCTTTGCAACGCAAAATGCTATTGCGATTAAACAACAGACCAAAACCAAAAAGACAAAATGAGAACACACGCTATGCACGAACAGGAACCACTATTCAGATTCAAGGATTCACCACTGTCCGGTGAGTCTGTAAAGAAGGAGATGATGGAAGTATTAGAAGCCGTATTGGACGCATACGGAGACGGCGAAACGCTCTTGATGATGCGGTGCCGCGCAGCCCTCAATCGTGCAAGGAAAGGAATCTAATGATTACCTTGTCCACTGCAAACCGTAACTTCCAATTCAATAGCCTAGCCGAAGCTGAGATTTACGGACGGGAAAAGATCAAAGAAAATTGTTGTATCCTCGGAAACTCCGGTAGCGTCCTGTCGTTCAAGCGCAAAGAAGAACCAGACTTCACCCGCATCACCAAACACGCCGATATTTGCGACACACCACTAAGCTAGCCAATCGTTTAACAATAAAACACTCAACAAAAAGGCCGCTCTTTAATCGGAGCGGCCTTTTGCTTTTACTTTTTCTTTGCAGTATTGGCAGACTCTCGGAATGCCTTTGCAGTTGGAGCACTTTTTGCGCCAACCTTCCGCATCCTTTCACCACTGCCAGCTTCAATTCTTGCCTGCTTGGCATGGATATTTGCGTATAGTCCTTTACTCTTCAATCTGATTCACCTCCTTGCTTGGAATCTCAAGCCGATCATTGATCAATTGGATTGCAATTTGTGTTCTGGAATCATTCTCCTGCGATAACTCGCCGGATATCCTAGCATCGAGTTCAATTGCCTTCAGCTTGTCTGAAACCTTCGGACCTTGTATTGACCTGTTTCCCTCGCCATCTATCGATATAGAGGCAACTGGAGAATTCTCGGTGATGTCTGATGGTTTAGCTCTAGCGATCTCGGCCATGAGTGAACGCTTCTCAGCAATGCTCATTACATTAGACAACCAGTTAGCGTCCTTCAACTCAGCAATATACTTTGCGCAATTTGGACGGGACGAGATAGCAGACCCCTTCATCGAGGCATACTTGTTGTTCGTTGCTTTGTATCCGGCTTGATAAAACGCTTTGTAAACAGGCATGCCTGTTGCAAGAAACTTGCAAAACTCACGCTCCTTTGGTGTTAAATCCTGTCCTTTTGCTCTTGCCATATCATTCAGTAAATGCTGTATCGTGCGGATTGTCAAGAGCTTGTTGCTCTGCATGCCAAGTTATATCTGCCATCACCTTGTATTTTGGAATCTCACCTTGCTTAACGAACGAAGGATCATGCCACACGATTCTGTTGTTGGGCATAGCTGCGATCTGACCTGACCCATCACAACATTTCAATAAGTGAAAGCACTTGTGCTGTGTTGGAGACAGACTATATCCGTTGTCGGTATGATCGAGAGTGAACCAATATTGCGCAGGGATTCTAATGCGATCTCGATTTATAAAAGAGCATGCCATCTCTCGGAAGTAAGTATACTGAACCACACTGAACTCTAAACCCATGCTATCCCACATCTGAAGGTCTGAAACACTAAAAGATAGCCTATTATCTACTTGAGGTAGCTTGTGGTATAGGCAATGAATCGGAATCCTTGCCCATTGCGCCCCGCTCTCGCAGAGAATAGAAAAGTGCAAAGCTCGGCCTGGTATTGATGTGATACCTGTGATTACGCAGGGCTCGTATCCATCGACATGATCAAGGCCGAATAGAATTCGCTTCTCTACATATCCGTAAATGTGCTGCGGGACAGGTGCGTTTAGTGCGTAGTGCATTAGTCCATCAATGTTAGCCGCCACGCGCTGCGCCTACAGAAACCCAAGCACTGCGCCCAGCGGAGCGACAAACACGCCGATGCAGCGGGCAATTAACATGCCGGTGATGACATCGAAACCGCTTTGCACGATCTTGACGATGTTCCAAATCCATCCAGCGCCTCCGATCAGCGCGAACAAAAGTTTCACTCATTTGAAGTTGTTCATTGAAATCTTCAGCAGTTCTTGAATGGTATCCTCGTCAAACAATCCTTCTTTTCCGGTTTCTTCAAGCGATGCGTGTTCTTTGATCCGGTCATTGACTATTAAGCGAATTGATCCCTGTGTATTTTCAGACAGTCTGTTGAAAATTTTCACCAGTTTACCTATGAAGTGGAACTGATCCAGTTCTCCAGCACCCCCACCGATTGACCACTGGCAAGCTATAACAAGAAGGTCTTCGTTCCCCCCAAACTCGGAAACCCATGATAGCTTTACTGGTTTCTTCTGCACTCCACCCTTCTCTGCACGAACATGAGAACGAGCCTCTTGGCAAGACCATTTCTCTTTCCTCGCTTGAGCAACGAGTTGCAACACCTTCTTATTATTCTCTTGTTCATCTTCCGAAAACTTTGCAGTAGCAATCTCCACGGCAACAGTCGGACTAATCTCGTTGCGAAGATGCGCTGGAATGCGTGATGCCGCACGATGCCAGTTGCTTACATGGCTATACGATAGCTTGAGACTCGATGCAATTTGCGTCAGAACATTCTCATGTCCAGTAGCATACAGGTAACGGATGCCATCACCAGCAAGCCACATCCCCTTGCTTGACATATCAACACCCATGCCAATGGCAGCAGCGTAATCCTCCGGTGTAGGAATGATTCCATCCTTTGGCCTGAACTGAGTCATAAACTCACCAAAATCATAACGTTCCGACAGCTTGCTGTAACCATTGTCCAACCGAGTATTCAGTGCAGCCTCAAGTATTGACTCCTCAGTTCCTTCAGTAAGTTCTTGTTTAACAATAGTCATCTTCAATTCTTTCGCATCAATCTCGCCTCGATCAAACTGAATGATAGCACAAGCTTCTTCCAGTAATGCGAAGTGATTGTTTGGCGCATCTTCTTCAAGCTCAAGCTCTCGCTCACAGATTGATATGAGTTTAAGTGCTGTCTTGATGTCTGTTTTATATTTGCCTGCCAGACTCTCTGCTAACTGCTGACGTGTTACTGTTCCTTTTGGGGTAAAGAACTGACCCTTGAGTTGTGTATTCATCGCTGATTATTCAGCAGATTCCATGCCAAGTTCTTTGGCTATGATGCGAGCGGCTTCAGTTGACATTGACCTACCATTCCTTGCCGATTGTTTTTTAAGTTCCTTTTTTACTTTGTCAGGAAGGATAACCCCTAAAACTGGATATTTTTTCATATGATTTAGGAGCGGCGAGGAAAAGACATCAACCTCGCCGCCCCCTATCCCATCAGAAATCCTCGTTCAGATCAGTGTCCTTGGATGTCTCCTTGACATAAGGAACAGATACTTTCAGCGACAGGAATTGCTTTCCAGCTTTGCTGGTTTTGTTCCATGCAGCGATTTCCCAATCATTCCCATCAACATTGAGTTGACCTTTGAAGTCTGGATGTTTCTCATTCTTTTTCGTATTAGTGAATAGGACGCCTGAGTTTTTGTTATCGTATTCTGGCATGTTATTATTTTTTGTAGAGTGCGATCCATTCACGAACCACACCAATTGTTGTTGTTAGTTCGCTCAAGAATTTTTGAGCGGTTGCTTCCTTCATCAAGAAGAAATTTTTTGCATTATCTGGAATAGTTCCAGCGTGTCGGAGCGCACCCATGAAATCATCTTGGGTAACTCCAGCCTCCATGAGTTTCTGGAAAAGTTGTTGGTGAGATTCACCCTTGAACTTCGGCTTATCTCCGGTCTCCTTCGCTGGCTCCGTAGGCTTCGCGGTCTTTGCCTTAGGTGTCTCCACCTTCGGCGCTGGCCTCGGTGCTTCTGCTGGCTTTTGTGGAGCGGGGCGACCCATTGCCGCTTCACCATCGTCATCATCGTCAGGGCAAATCATGGTGACTGCTTGAAGTGCGTAGCGCCGAGCATAGCTGATCAGCGAACCGATGCCTTGCGGGTCATCCTTGGCTGGCTTCATGTATGTCCGGCTACGAATCCATTGACCAGATGAGTGCATCAACTGCGTCTCAACATAGTATCCATGCTCGTCAGAGCTTGGCATTTGGACTACGCTGAGTTGGTGTTTGGACAGGATGGGACGTGTTGCCTCCCATACAGCAGCCAAACTGGCGTAAGAATTTTTATAGAAGGGATTTTCTGAATCCTTCGTGACTGTTCCTACCTCTGCTTGCGCTTTTGCTAGTGCGGCAGCAAGCTCACCGATGTTTTCGCTTTGTGTGTTCATGCAGTTTTTATTCTACTTGGTTTTTATCTGTGGTCAATAAAAAGTTTTTTATTTTTTTCAGAATGATCCACTCGGAGGAACATATCTGTTTGCAAACTGCCAATACTTACAGACATGTGTAAACGCTTCGTAATTTTCTGTGAGTGTCTTCTCATCATACCATGCCGTACCAATTCGCCCAGGTTCTGTTGTTGATATGTAAAGATTCACGCCACGGGTCGCCTTTGCAACATGAGCATAGGCTGCAATCTGCATCGGCTCTTTGCTCCATGGCTTCACCTCATATTCCGGCTTGGTTTTTCGACTCTTGTAGTCCAAGACATACAACACACCATCTTTCTCAATCAGTGCGTCTGTAGTTCCGGCATAGCCAACTTCTGGATTAACCAATCGCAGTTCATGCTGGAGGAATTTGACTCGATTATGATCCACCCACTTCTTCACGGGTGCAACATAGTCTTCCATAATTGGATCGTATGGCAGTCCTTGGAAATGATTCTCAAGTGCCTTGTGAATTTGAGTTCCAAGATCAGCGGCAACTTCAACCTGCTTAAATGCATCAACCATGATGCGCGAGCAATAATTATCATCGCTTTCTTTTGGATTACGAGGAAGCGTGAGGCTTGCCATGAGGACTTGCTGTTGCTTCCACTTATCAAGCTCCGGTGCTGCTAGACACTTGAAGATTGTTGTTACTGAAGGCAGTAAACCAAGTGATTTTGCGTCTCGGAGCGTCGTTCCGCGCATTCCGCCTTTTGATTTATCTGGAACCTCAAAGACTGCTTTGCCTGTGAGATCGTAGTAGTGACCCGATTCTTTCATTGTGTGTTTTTTGTGTGTGTTGATTGCAGAGTGGGCATATGGTAAGGTCCGGCTTGGTTGCCCGTTGCCAAGCGGAAATTGTGAAAATAAACAGCATGGCAATTGCTGTCATTAAAATGAACTCTTTCATTTGGAGAGTGACTTGATGATTGTGATCTTGATTTCGTTCCACACCAGTTGAGCGATGTAATATTCTCGCTTGATGTAAAGCCAGAGAAGCTTAATGCGTTTCATGTGTTCGTTTCGATTGTATCACTAAAACTCAACAGGTCTATTACAAAACTCAACCCACCACCGGACGTCCATAGAAGGCAAGAAGTCGCTCCACTCTTCCGGTCTTGATTCAATAAGCCAACACTTGAATTCTTCCTTCTCGCCACGCTCTTCGCATAGCGTATACCACTGCTTCTTTTTTGTTGATGGATCAATGTTGCTGCTCGGTAAAACTGATCGGACTTTTACTTGTGTTGATGTTGTTCTGTTACCGCTCGGTAATTCGTCCTCCCACCTCCTGCCGTTGAGCCATGAAGCTGGGTGAGGAATGAACTGAGGATCGTTCCATAGTTTCTTCTGTTTCTCAAGTGCTGGCATAACTTCGGAGAGAACACACTTCTGCTTCTTCCATGCTCGTTCAGCATTTGCCCTGGAAACCTTACGAGGGTAAGCAGAGTAGAATGTTTCAAAATCTGAAGTTGCATTTTCACAATGCGGCCTTTCTGTATGGTGGAGTTCATGAGATTGTTTTGGTTTTTCATTTTCAAAACTCTCTACATGAGTTTCTGTATGAGTCTTTGTTATATTAGAAATAATAGACGCACGCGCGGATCGTCCATTTTTTGCCACATGGTCTGGCAAATCTTGGAGCATGGCATCTGGCAAATCTTGGAGCATCCCCCCCCATGTGGAAGAATCTTCCAGATGGGTCAAGCGATCACTTGTAAGCACGCTTTTTGCAGCTTGGCTAATCGTATAATACTTCATTGCCTTGCCCTGTTTAATGTCCAGTTGAGACGACTTAATCAGTCCCATTGTTTCAAGCGCACGGAAAACATCAGCAATAGTTCTTTCACTCCAGAATGGAAAAAACTCATCCTTCCACCCCTTGTAACTATTGTATATCCATCTTTCGTCATCAACCAATCTTCCGCACCTTTTGTTTCCACAAAGGTAATGCATGGTTTGTAGTATTATCGCTTCAGATAATCCTATCATTTTTGCAAGGCTTGGCTGAAACACCAATGGTGTCTCATCAATTAATAAATTTGATTTACTCATAGCATGAGGGGCCATCCCCCGCCACGGTAGAAGACCGATTGAATGTCGGGTAGAAATATTTCCGTGACGGAGGGATGATATATTGTTGTTTCGATTTAATTTTTCGTTTCGTCCGTTTCTACGCAGACGGCTGTATTCCTACAGCGAATTGAACTCTACACTGTCTGTGTGTAGAGTCAAGTATTGTTTAACGATACTTGAAAGATTGAGAGTTCCCGTCTTATGCGGTTACGGGAATGGTATGTTTCACTAACCAGGAGAAACCCTGCCAAGGGTCTCCCGCCGCAATACCACGTTATTGCATCTCAAATTCTAAAGTTCGTATCCGCTCTTGTCTTCTCCAAGTAGCGCGTAAGCCTCCATCAGTCTTGTTGTGGCTTGGTCTACCCAGTCCATGCAAGCTGTGCGATCCGGCTTTTTGTATTCAGTAATCGCAAGGATAATATCGGTCTTTGCAGACTGAAGTGCAAGCCATACTTTTTGTTCGTTTGTCATTTTATTTTTTCCTTATACCAATAATGTCATTTGGGTTTCTATAGAGGCACTGGAATCATAACGCCTACTGTCGCCTTTAGGATTTTCATGAATGCTGTATTTTAACGCCAATGTCATTGTCTCACGTTGCCTCTTGCTGCCACACATATAAACATATCTATGTTTCCTTGGTCTATCTCCTAAATAAAAGTCTTCTCCATACTTCTCTCTCATCCACTGCGCTCGGTTTTTTTGACCCCTGCTTTCATCTGCAATTGTTGCTCCGTGCAAATGCTCGCGCCCTTTTATTTTCCAGTCCGTCCGTTTTGCAGATAGCCCTGTATAA